TTTTCAAGGTTTGGTCATAACGCAATTAGATACCAATTTAGTATCGGCTATAATTGGCATGTACTTTGGTGGTAGTTTGGTAAAACGATAAAGATTATTATAGAAAAATGGCATTATCTAAATACATATTAAGACCTGGTATCGATAGAGAAGGTACTGAGTATAGCAATGAAGGCGGTTGGTTTGATGCAAACCTAGTTCGCTTTCGTAAAGGTTTGCCTGAAAAAATAGGTGGTTGGACTAAAGATATTTCTAGTTCTTTCTTAGGCCTGTGTCGAGCATTGCATGCTTGGGTTAACTTAGACACCACAAAGTTTTTAGGTTTAGGAACCACTTTAAAATATTACATTTTATCAGGAGACACTTATAACGATGTCACTCCCATAAGAGCTACAACATCTGCTGGAGATGTGACTTTCTCTGCGACAAATGGTGATGCAACGATTACTGTAGCCGATACAGCACACGGCGCAGTGCAGAATGATTTTGTAACATTTAGTGGCGCAGCATCTTTAGGCGGTAACATAATTGCTGCTGTATTAAATCAAGAATATCAAATAGCAACGATTGTTAATGACAATAGTTACACCATTGAAGCAAAAGATACGTCTGGCGCTACAGTCACTGCTAATGCGAGTGATTCAGGCAATGGTGGATCGAGCACTGTTGGAACATATCAAATAAACGTAGGAATAGACGATTATGTCCCTGGTTCTGGTTGGGGCGCAGGCACTTGGGGAGGTGGAACTTTTGGATCCGTTAGCGCATTGTCTGCAATTAACCAATTAAGATTATGGTCACACGATAATTTTGGCGAAGATCTTCTTATGAATGTTCGTGCAGGCGGTATTTATTATTGGGACACCAGTGCCAAAACATTGGGAACAGACAGAGCTGTGGCTTTGAGTGATTTATCAGGCGCTAATTTGCCTCCTACAAAAGCGCTTCAAGTATTGGTCAGCGACATTGACAGGCATGTTATTTGTATTGGAGCCGATCCTTTAAATGATGGAGGAACAGCCAGGACTGGATCAATTGACCCTATGTTTATTGCTTGGTCTGATCAAGAAAACGCAGCCGAATGGGAACCAAAACTAACAAACACTGCTGGATCTTTTAGATTGTCATCAGGATCATCCATTGTTGGCGCATTAAGAGCAAGACAAGAAACGCTTGTTTGGACAGATAATTCGTTATATTCAATGACATATGTCGGTTCTCCCTATACTTTTAGCACAAACTTGGTTAATGAAGGCGTGGGTTTGGTTGGACCTAAAGCTTCAATCAATGCACCCGATGGCGTGTTTTGGATGGACATGAAAGGATTTTATTTTTACAACGGCGCTGTGGCAGCGTTGCCATGCTCTGTGCATGATTATGTTTTTAGCGATCTAAACATTACTCAAGCATATAAAGTGTTTGGTTTTCTAAATAAAGCGTTCAATGAGGTCGGTTGGTATTATTGTTCAAGCGACAGTTCTGAGATCAATCGTTATGTTGTTTACAATTATCTTGAAAAAACTTGGTCAATTGGCCAGTTATCAAGACATGCTTGGTTGGACGAAGGCGTTGAAGATTATCCTAGAGCAACCGGAACAGATACTTACAACTACTTATACAAACATGAAACAGGCAACGACGCAGATGGATCGCCTATGGATAATGTCTACATTGAGTCCAGTAGCATGGACATACAAGAAGGAGATTACTATACATTTGTAAATCGAATTATTCCTGATATTCGTTTTACAGGCACAAACAGTGGCGCAGCCATGAATGTTGTATTGAAAAAGAAAAACTTTCCAGCTGAAAGTTTAAGCACTGCATCGACTACTTCGGTTACTTCTTCGACCACTAAAATCAACACAAGAGCCAGAGCAAGACAAGTTGCAATACGTTTTGAGTCAGACGATGACAATTCTGCTGGAT